GGGGAATACGATGAGAACGGAGAAGAAATATCTGCTCCAGTATTATCTGACAAATGGCATTTAGATGTTGCTTGGAGATTAGAAGATTCTTACGATGAAGATGGAAACTTAATAGAAGCAGAACATCCATATGGTTGGAAATCTTATTCAGAAGAAATAGAGGGAGATGGAGTACATTCTTTCTTTGGGTTAAAATACAACGAATTAAAATTTAATTAATTCCACATACACTAAGCATACCTAAATTGTTGTTATTGTGTGTAATTATATAAAAATAAAAAATTAAATTAAATTAAATTATGTTAAAAATTAAAAAAGAGGAGTTAGAATCAATCGTAACTAAGCAAAACGAGATAAACGGTATTATGAATAATATAGGTATACTCGAAGCTAAAAAACACGAATTTTTACATTCATTCGCTCAAGTAAACGGAGAATTAGAAGATGTTAAAAAAGACCTAGAGCAAACCTACGGCCAAATAAACATCGATTTAAAAACCGGAGAATATACAGAAGTTGAAAAAGAAGATGAGCAAGATAGTTAGAAAAATAAGTATCGGTTCAGATTATAAAAATGACGCTATGCACTATGCTGTTAATCAGCAAGTGTATGGTGGTCATATTATAAAGGCTATATTGCACGACGAAAATGACGGCTCTTATAGTATTTATATTGAAAAAAATAAAGAAGTATTGCCTTGGAAAAAATTCAATTCTAATATGGCTATATCTGTTGAATACGATTTAGAATATTAATGAATAGCTTAGGTCAATTTATTATAAAGCCTTTAAATGATAGATACAACAATCAAGTAAAAGTAGGTAACAAAAATCTTATTACTAATACAAGAATAGAAGATTGGAGATCTGTCAGCAAAGAAGCTGTTGTAGTTTCAACACCTGCTGCTTTTAAAACAGATATAAAACCAGGAGATAAAGTAATAGTGCATCACAATATATTTAGAAGGTGGTACGACGTTAGAGGAGTAGAAAGAAATGGCTCCACATTTTTTAAAAATAATATGTACTTTGCTAATCCTGATCAAATATATATGTACTATAAAAACGAAGAATGGCATACTCATATGGATTATTGCTTCGTTGCGCCTGTGATAGAAACAGATGTTTTAAAGAGTCAAAAAGAAAAAGAACTTATTGGTATATTAAAATACAGCAATAAGGCTTTAAATACGCTTAAAATTAACCCAGGAGACTTAGTAGGGTTTACGCCTAACTCTGAGTTTGAGTTTGTATTTGATAACAAGCGTTTATATTGTATGAAATCTAATGATATTGTAATTAAGTATGAAAATAAAGGAAACGAAAAAGAATATTATCCAAGCTGGTCAGATAGCCGTTGAAGAATTAATTAAAGTAGCTAAAGAAGCTATTGTTGATTCTGATGATGATATTTCTGCTGACAGATTAAAAAATGCAGCAGCTACAAAAAAGTTAGCTATATTCGATGCTTTTGAAATATTACAAAGAATACAAGAAGAAGAAGATAAGTTAAACGATAAACCTAAAGAAGAAAAAGAAGAAAAAGCTTTTAAAGGTTTTGCAGAGCGTAGATCTAAATAAGATGTACGAACAAACTTTATACAGTGTAGAAGAAAACTACATTAAGCCTCAAGTAATAAAACGATTAAATCGTTATAAAAAATGGGAATATGGTTACAATGCTGATCATGACGTCGTGGTTATTAGCAAAACTGGAAGGATTGGAGAAATATATAATATCCAAAATCTTAGAATCGCTTTACCGGAAGCAACAAAAGATGTACAAAAACGTTCTGTTAAGAAAGAAGAACAGTTCTGGGAGGCTTCAGAATATCCAAAAGAGTTAACAAAAATAAAAAGCGTTTTTGACTGGGAAAAATACCCATCCAATTTTAAAGAAAAGTGGTACGAATATATAGATAAAGAATTTGAAAAAAGAGAAGAAGGTTTTTGGTTTTATAACAATGGTAATCCAACTTACATTACTGGTACTCATTACATGTACTTGCAGTGGACCAAAATTGACGTTGGGAAACCAGATTTTAGGGAATCCAATAGATTATTCTTTTTATTCTGGGAGGCATGTAAAGCCGACAACCGGTGTTATGGAATGTCGTATCTCAAGAATAGACGTTCAGGATTTTCATTCATGGCGTCAGGGGAGACAGTTAATATGGCAACCATATCAACGGACTCACGGTTTGGGATATTGTCCAAATCTGGTGCCGATGCGAAAAAAATGTTCACAGATAAGGTTGTACCAATTTCGAGCAACTATCCGTTCTTTTTCAAACCCATACAAGACGGAATGGACAGGCCAAAAACGGAGCTTGCCTATAGGGTACCCGCGTCAAGACTTACCAGACGTAAACTTAACGAAGGTGAAACCCAAGAAGAATTAGAAGGATTAGATACAACTATTGACTGGAAGAACACAGGAGACAACTCTTACGATGGTGAAAAATTAAAACTATTAGTTCACGATGAAAGTGGTAAGTGGGAAAGACCAGATAATATATTAAATAACTGGAGGGTTACAAAAACTTGTTTGCGTTTAGGACGTAAAATTATTGGTAAGTGTATGATGGGATCAACATCTAACGCTTTAGAAAAAGGAGGTAATAATTTTAAAAGCTTATATTATGCTTCAGATGTTACAAAAAGAAACCGCAATGGACAGACTAGCTCAGGATTATATTCTTTGTTCATACCTATGGAATGGAACTACGAAGGATTCATTGATTCTTTTGGATTACCTGTATTTAACACACCAGATAAACCAATTAAAGGAGTCGACGGAGAACCAATAGATTACGGAGTTATAGAGCATTGGGAAAACGAAGTAGACGGATTAAAAAATGATCAAGACGGTTTAAACGAATATTACCGTCAGTTTCCAAGAACAGAAAAACACGCTTTTAGAGATGAAGCTAAAGAGTCTATATTTAATCTTACAAAAATCTATGAGCAAGTAGACTATAATGAAGATTTAAAAAATACAGCCGTAGTTACAACTGGAAGTTTTGGTTGGGAAAATGGTATGAAAGACACAAGGGTAATATTTTATCCTAATAAAGATGGTAGATTTAAAATATCTTGGGTACCACCGAATAATTTGCAAAACCAGGTAATAATAAAGAATGGTATTAAGTATCCAGGAAATGAACATATGGGTGCGTTTGGTTGCGATAGCTATGATATATCGGGCACTGTAGACAAAAGAGGTTCTAATGGTGCTTTGCACGGTTTGACAAAGTTTAGTATGGAAGATGCGCCTCCTAACTGTTTTTTCTTAGAGTACATAGCAAGGCCTCAAACGGCTGAAATGTTTTTTGAAGACGTGTTAATGGCTTGTGTATTTTACGGAATGCCTTTACTAGCAGAAAACAATAAGCCTAGGTTACTGTATCATTTTAAAAGAAGAGGGTACAGAGGGTATAGCATGAACAGACCAGACAAAGTTTGGAATAAACTATCAGTGACAGAAAGAGAAATCGGAGGTATACCAAATTCAAGCGAAGATATAAAGCAAGCTCACGCTGCTGCAATTGAATCTTATATAGAAACCCACGTTGGTTATACAGGAGAAGGGTATGGTAATATGTACATGCAAAGAACCTTAGAAGACTGGGCAAAGTTTAATATAAATAACAGAACAAAGCACGATGCTTCTATAAGTTCTGGTTTAGCTATTATGGCTTGCAATAAAAATAGATATACGCCTGTGGCTACTAGACAAAAAAGCAAAATATCTTTACCTTTTAAAAGATACGATAATAACGGATCCATTTCGAAAATAATAAAATAAATGATAGAAACTAATTACAATAGCTCGTTTCCTACACAAACTGTTAGTGATGAAGAAAAAGCTAGCCTAGAATACGGTTTAAAAGTAGGTAGGGCAATCGAGCATGAATGGTTTGGAGGTTCCAGAGCATCAAACAATAGGTTTTCGTCAAACTATAGTAGATTTCATCAACTTAGATTGTACGCTAGAGGAGAGCAGTCTATTCAAAAATATAAAGATGAGTTGTCAATAAATGGCGATTTATCTTATTTGAATTTAGATTGGAAACCAGTTCCTGTAATACCTAAGTTTGTAGATATAGTAGTTAACGGTATATCGCAAAAAAATTACGACATAAAAGCTTTTGCTCAAGATCCTGAGTCAAACAGACAAAGAACAGAGCACGTTTCTGCTATTGTTGCAGATATGAATACAAGAGAATTTAATGAAAAAATGATGTCTCAGTTAGGTATTGACACCTATAATGTAGAAGACCCTTCTATGTTACCTGAAAATGAAAATCAACTCTCATTATATATGCAGCTTGATTACAAGCAAAATATAGAAATAGCTCAAGAAGAAGTAATTAACACAGTATTAGACACTAATAAATATACATTGACAAAACGTAGGTTAAACTACGATTTAGCAACCATAGGTATTGCAGCTACTAAAACAAGCTTTAACAAAGCAGAAGGTATTATTGTTGATTACGTTGATCCTGCTAATTTAGTTTATTCTTATACAGAAGACCCTAACTTTGGAGATCTTTATTATGTAGGAGAATCTAAGGATGTTACATTGGCTGAGCTTAAAAAAGAATTTCCTAGTCTTAGCAACGAGGAAATGAAAGAGATTGAGAAAATGGCTGGATCTAGCAACTATCTCAATGGTTACAGCAACCAAGATGACAGTAAAGTTTCTTTAGTATACTTTGAATATAAAACATATAGAAATCAAGTATTCAAAATAAAAAAGACAGATCAAGGTTTAGAAAAGGCTATTGAAAAAACAGATGAGTTTAATCCACCTGAAAACGATACATTTAAAAAAGTATCTAGAACTATAGAGGTTATATACTCTGGTGTAAAAGTTTTAGGTTATAATAAAATGCTTAAATGGGAGCTAGCTGAAAATATGACTAGACCATTTGCTGATACTACAAAAGTTTCTATGAACTACTCTATTTGTGCGCCTAGAATGTACAAAGGTAAAATAGAATCTTTAGTTGGTCGTATTACAGGGTTTGCCGATATGATTCAGCTAACACATTTGAAGCTACAACAAGTTATGGCTAAAATAGTTCCAGATGGAGTATTTTTAGATATGGATGGTTTAGCTGAAGTTGATTTAGGAAATGGAACATCGTACAGTCCAGCGGAAGCATTGAATATGTATTTCCAAACCGGTAGTGTTGTAGGTAGATCACTTACGCAAGACGGTGATATGAACAGAGGTAAAGTACCTGTTCAGCAATTAACTTCATCATCGGGTCAAGGTAAGATAGCGTCTTTAATTAATACGTATCAGTATTACTTACAAATGATAAGAGATGTAACCGGATTGAATGAAGCAAGAGACGGAAGTACTCCTGATAAAAACGCTTTGGTAGGGTTGCAAAAGATGGCTGCTAATCAATCAAATGTAGCTACAAGACATATACTGCAAGGTAGTTTATATTTAACTCTTAAAACGTGTGAAAACATATCTTTAAAAGTTGCTGATTTAATAGAATTTCCTTTAACAAGACAATCAATAGAATCTAGTATATCAATATACAATGCTGAAATTTTAAAAGAAATTGTAGATTTAAACCTGCACGACTTTGGAATATTTTTAGAATTAGAGCCTGACGAAGAAGAAAAACAACAACTAGAACAAAATATCCAAGTTGCTTTACAATCGGGTGGTATTAATTTAGAAGATGCTATTGACATTAGACAAATTAAAAATATAAAGCTAGCAAACGAATCTATTAAGTTTAGAAGAAAGAAAAAAGAAGAAGCAGATAGAGCAGCTCAGCAAGCAAACATACAAGCGCAAGCCCAAGCAAACGCACAAGCATCAGAAGCAGCAGCTATGGCAGAAGTACAAAAGCAACAAGCTTTAGCTCAAACTAAAATACAAATAGAGCAATCAAAATCTCAATTTGATATTCAAAAGCTACAACAAGAAGCTGAAATTAAAAAGCAATTAATGGAAGTAGAATTCCAATACAATATGCGTTTAGCTGAAGCTCAAGCCGGAGTAAAAAAAGAAAACGAAAAATATAAAGAAGATCGTAAAGACGATAGAACAAAAATACAAGCGACTCAACAGAGCGAGTTGATTGATCAAAGAAAAAATGATTCTTTACCAAAGAATTTTGAATCAGCCGGGTTTGACAACCTCGGAGGGTTTGGCCTAGAGCAATTTGAACCTAGGTGATAAGTGTTTATTAATTTTATAATATTATATCATGTCAGAAACAATTAAAGTGGATCTTAGAAAAGGTCCTAAAACAGTTGAAGATAACGTTACTAAAGTAGATTTATCTAAAACAGAAAAAACAGAAACAGATGCCGTTCAAGAGCAAACAACAGATGAAGCTGTGCTTCAAGATGAAAAACCCGAAGTGGGACTGCAAGAAGTGGTTGAAGAAAACAAACAAGAAGAATCTGAAAAAGTAATCACAATAGGTGAAACTACCGAAGAAGTAACTAAAGAACAAGTTATTGAATCTGCTCCTAAAGCTGATTTACCTGAAAACGTAGAAAAGCTAGTTGATTTTATGAAAGAAACTGGTGGGACTTTACAAGACTATGTAAGGTTGAACGCTGATTATAGTAATGTGGATTCGGATACATTGTTAACAGAATACTACAAACAAACAAAGTCACATTTAGACGCTGCTGAAATTGATTTTTTAATGGAAGACAGATTTGAGTTTGACGAAGAAGTAGATGAGGAGCGAGAGATCCGCAAAAAGAAACTCGCAAAAAAAGAAGAGGTTGCAAAAGCGAAGAAGTTTTTAGAAGGCTTAAAGGACAAATATTATTCAGACATCAAGTTGAGACCTGGATTATCTCCTGAACAGCAAAAAGCTTCTGAGTTTTTTAATCGATATAATGAGAATCAAAAGATAGCTGAGCAACAGCATTCTGCATTTAAAGAAAACACTAAAAAAATGTTTTCACAAGATTTCAAAGGTTTTGATTTCAAAGTAGGTGAAAAAACATTTCGATACGGTATTCAAAATGTAGATAAAGTTGCAGATCGCCAATCAAACATTAATAACCTTATTGGGAAGTTCCTAAATGACAAAGGTGAAGTAGTGGATACGAAAGGCTATCACAAAGCTATTTATGCTGCTGAAAATGTAGATACTATTGCAAAACACTTTTACGAGCAAGGCAAGGCTGATGCAGTAAAAGATGTTGTTGCAAAATCTAAAAACACTAGCGCAGAAGCGAGGTCGACGGCGCCTTCTGAAGTTACTGTTGGTGGATTTAAAGTACGAGCAATAAGCGGTGTTGATTCTTCAAAACTAAAAATTAAAAAAACATTTAAACATTAAAAACATTTTATTATGAGTTTTACAAGTAATACAGCGGGGTTAACGCCTTACGCAAAAAAAACGGTATTGTCAGAAAACTATATCGACTTTACAAGTGCTGACGCAAACAGTGCAAACTGGGCGCAGCAATACATTCCAGAAGTATACGAAGCAGAAGTTGAAAGATACGGAAATCGTACTATTGGAGGATTTTTAAAAATGGTAGGAGCTGAAATTCCTATGACTTCTGACCAAGTAGTATGGTCTGAACAAAACAGATTACACGTTTCTTATGAAGCATTATCTCTTACTACCGCAGGTGCTTTAAGCGGATTGCCAGCCAATCATGTATTAGCTGAAGGGCAAACTATTTTAGTTATTAAAGCTGACGGAAGTAAATCTGAAAAAGCTTATATTTCAGGAGTAGTAGGTACAGTTGCTACAATTAAAGGTTATTCTAAAACTTCTGCTCAAATTGCAACAGCGGTAGGAACTTCTGGAGTAAAAATATTTGTTTACGGATCTGAATATAAAAAAGGAACTGACAGTACCGCTGTCTCTGTAGAGCCTTCTTTCACTCAGTTTTCTAACAAACCAATTATTATTAAAGATAAGTATGAAGTAAGTGGATCTGACGCATCTCAAATCGGATGGGTAGAAGTAACTACTGAAGGAGGAGACTCTGGGTACTTATGGTATTTAAAAGGTGAAGGAGAAACTCGTTTACGTTTTGAGGACTATTTAGAAATGGCTGTTGTTGAGGGAGAAAAAGCAACTGCAGCGGGTGACACAGGAGCGGCTTCACTTGATATTGAAGGTACTGAAGGTTTATTCGCTGCCGTATCTGGAAGAGGTAACGTTGATAGCGCTTTTGCAGGAAGTTTAAGTTCTTTTGATGCTATTCTTAAAGGATTAGACAAAGAGGGAGCTATTGAAGAAAACATGTTATTCTTAAATAGAACCACTGCTTTGGCTTTTGACGATATGCTTTCTGGGATTAACGGAGGCGCTTTACAAAGCAACACAGGTGCTGGTTCCGCTTTTGGTGTATTTAACAATTCTGAGCAAATGGCATTAAACTTAGGTTTTTCTGGATTCAGAAGAGGTTATTAC